TGCTAAGGTTGAAACACAAGGTAATGTATCACTAGTACATGACAAAGGTGGTGATTTAGTATTGCGTGAAACATCAGGCACACCACTAGCAGATGCTGGTATTTCTGCTTCATTATCTAATGTATACACGCTTGCCAATGGTGACTTAATTGGTACAAACTGGGAAGAGTTAACATATGAAGCATCATTAACAACACCTACAACAGATCCTGCTGAAGGTGATTTATGGTATGACACAACACTTGTTGCTGACATTATGATTCATGATGGCACAACATGGAAAGGTTATCAAAATGTTTCAACAGATTATCGTGGATTTGACTTGTCTAACACAGATGACACCGGTCCTATTTTTGCAGCTTCTGAGCCTACACAACAGGCAGACAAAACTGCACTAGTAGACGGTGATCTTTGGATTGATACATCAGATTTAGAAAACTTTCCAAAGTTATATCGTAGACAAAGTGGTGCATGGGTATTGATTGATACAAGCGATCAAACATCATCAAATGGTATCTTATTTGCTGATGCAAGATGGCAAACAGCGGCGGCCGCTAAAGTAAGTGGCACAGGCGCTGGCACAGCATCAAGTATAGTTGATTTGATAACAGACGATTTCCTAGATCCAGATGCTCCAGACCCAGCCGCATATCCACGTGGTATGTTGCTATGGAATACAAGACGCAGTGGTTACACAGTAAAAGAATATAAGAAAGATCATGTTACAACAGCAAAATATTCTTCAGGTAACCCACGTATGTCAAGCGAATCTGTTGCTACTTATTATCCAGATCGTTGGACAAACAAGTCAGGTACAAAATCCAATGGAACACTATACGCAGGTCGCAAGGCGCAACGTGCAGTCGTTGTTGCCGCAATGAAATCAGCGGTTGATGCAAATACAGATATTCGTGAAGAGCAACGTCAATTTAACTTAATTGCCGCTCCTGGATATCCAGAATTGCTATCAAATATGACTACATTGAACGTAGATAGAAAAGAAACTGCTCACGTTATTGGTGATACTCCGTTCCGTTTAGCAGATAATTCTGCAAACATTCAAGTATGGAGTAAAAACTCTAATGCAGCCGAAGATAACGGTGAAGATGGCCTAGTAACTAACAATGAATATATGTCAGTTTACTACCCATCAGGTTTATCAAATGACCTAGCCGGTAACAATATTGTTGTTCCAGCAAGTCATATGGTATTACGTACATTTGCTTATAATGACAGTGTTAGTTATCCATGGTTTGCGGCCGCTGGTACAAACAGAGGCAAAATTTCCAATGCTACAGCAATTGGTTATATTGACGCATCAACTGCCGAATTCCAAAGTATTGCAGTTAGAGAAGGACTACGTGACGTATTATATACTGATAACATTAATCCATTAACATTTATTAATGGCAGTGGTTTAATGAACTTCGGTAACAAAACTCGTGCTTCAACGTCTTCTGCTATTGATAGAGTTAATGTTTCAAGACTTGTTTCTTACATGAGACGTCAACTAGATCTTATCGCAAAACCATTTATTTTCGAACCTAATGATGAATTGACTCGTAATGAAATTAAGGGTGTAATTGATTCATTCTGTAACGAATTGATGGCTAAACGAGGAATTAATGACTACTTGGTAGTATGTGATGAATCTAATAACACGCCGGCAAGAATTGATCGCAACGAATTACACGTTGACGTAGCAATTGAGCCAATTAAGGCACTAGAGTTCATTTACATTCCAGTAAGATTAAAGAATACAGGAGAAATAGCACAACTATAGGCTATCGTTAATGTTTTGGGGTGGGGAAACCCACCCCTGACATAAGATAAATAAAAGAAATAGGAGAATAATATGTCCGTAGCGTCATTAACAAAATTTACGGTTCCAATTAGTGGAGCCGGATCACAGGGTACTTTGATGCCGAAACTAAAATATCGCTTTAGAGCGATATTGGAAAACTTTGGCGTTACTACTCCAAGATCAGAGATTACAAAGAATGTAATGGATATTACTCGACCAACAGCATCCTTTGAGAATCAAATTTTAGATGTTTATAACTCAAGAATTAATGTTCTTGGTAAGCATACATGGGAACCAGTTACAATTAATCTACGTGATGATGTAAACGGTGAGATGACTCGCCGAGTAGGTGAACAAATGCAGAAGCAGTTCGACTTCTTCGAGCAAATGAGTTCAGTATCAGGTGTTGATTATAAATTTACCATGAAGTATGAACTACTAGATGGTGGTAATGGTGCAACTGCACCAAGTGTTCTAGAAACATGGGAATTGTACGGTTGCTATATTGAAAACGTAAACTACAATGATATGGCTTACACAGCAAGTGACCCAGCAACAATTACAATGTCTATCAGATATGATAACGCATTGAATACACCAATTGGTAATGGTGTTGGTGCAGCTGTATCAAGAGGAACAGGGGCCATTGCTACAGGCTAAGTAAATGGCATCGTATCTTAATAATTATTTGCGTGGTGTGGGAGTTGGCGGTTTTATAAAGGACTACCGCCACGCAAGTAATCTTTATACCCACAACAATTTTAGATTATCACCAAAATTTAAATTTCTATATCATTGTGTTTTTGTATTAGACAAGACGGTTACAGCCAAAAACTATAAAGAATCAGAAATTGGCTTTATGGTTAAAAGTGTCGATCTTCCAGGCATTCAATTTGATATAGAAGAATTAAAACAGTATAATAGAAAATCGTACAATTACACAGGTGTTCAATATGCGCCAGTTCAATTGAATTTTCATGATGATAATGCAAACAACGTTAGAAATTTTTTAGCAGATATTTACAACTATTATGTTTCTGATGGAGGTAAGGAAGACGGGGAATATAATGTTAGAACATTAGGATCACGTGATACTTACCTAGAAGAAAGTTCAAGTGCAACAACAAACTGGGGTTT